ATGTGATTGTAACTTTAGAAAATGGTAATTGAAATTCAAATTCATTTTTACCTCTAGTAAATAATGATTCATCAATTGGTCTAGCTTCGATTGATGTTAGATCAGATTTAGCTTTTTCACTAACACCTGTATTAGGATCAGTGTAAATAAACTCATAATCTTTACCATAACCTAAAATACGAGCTGCTACTAAAATAGCATTTTTATCACCATTCAATAATTCATTGTAATCAACTCCTGGTGTTACAATCATTGATTGTAATAATTTATCAATAACAGTACCTTGACGAATAAAGTTAGCGTTAGATAGAATATCTTCTTCTTTAGCTGTCATATACTTCATTTCAATAACACCTGAGGATAATGGTGATGATTCTGGGTAGATTAATCCTTTAGAAGGTAAATCGATTTGTTCAGTAGGAAACTTAAATTTTTGCTCCATAACGTTTTATTAGTTTTATATATATAAATATACGAAGATAAAAAAAGCCATCCAAATGGATGGCTCTTTAAATGTTGTATATTACTATTAGTAGTTAAGGATACAATAATCCATTGCTACTGTTAAGCTAATAGAGATATAAGCTTCATTTGACCAATCATATTCGCCAAAGTTAGCTTCTTTAACATAAGCACCTTTAATGATCCACTCACCTACTACATCACCTACTGGACCTAAAATGTCTAAACGTAAGTCTTTTTTATAGAAGTCAGAGTAACCATCACGGCCTGTTACTGATTCATGTGCTAAACGAGCCCATTCCATTACTGCTTGAGCGCCTGATGGAGTTACAGGGTCGTACATTTCTAAAGTCATATCATTCCATCTTACTTTACCTTTTACTTTACGGTAAACGTTAATGTGGTCTAATACGATTTCACCTGCGTTAAATGATGGTGTTGAAGCTTTTTTAATTAAGTATGATGGTACACCATCGATATACATTAAAAAGCGATTTTGAACTTTAGGTTCAAACGCTGTGAACATTATTTCGGTAGGATCTAATACTGCCATTGTATTGTTTGTTTAATATAAATATTAATAATTGTTATTTCTATGCACCTGTTTTTGTTGTAGTTGAATTCTTTTCATTTTCAACATCTGATTGCATTTTATTTAAGTAACTCATCACCATTTTGTAGTTTTGATTACTATCAAGACCAGATAACTGAGAACCTTTTTTATTCTTTAACCACAACATTAATGCTTCAATCACTCTAGAGTAATCTTTTACATTAGTTACTGCTGATGCTATTTTTGTTAAAGAAGAACTAACGCCAGCAACCGAAGTATCGGCTGCTGCGTCGTCCTTAAATTCTTTTATTTTTTTATTTTCCATTGTTTAATTATAATTTTATTAACTTCCGAATTCTACACCAGTTGGTAAGATATTGAAGTCTAATAAGATAAATTCAGCTGTTCTAGTTGGTTGTAAATAAATTTGACCTACTAACTGATTTCTATCAATTACATCTGGAGTGTTATTTGTGTCATCCATTACTACTCTGAAAGCATATAAACCTTGTCTTTGTTGTACACTTTCTAAGTATGGAGTAACTTGAGATAAGAATCTATTTCTTGTTACAGTTGTGTTTTGTTCAAATACTAATGTCTTAGCTACGTTACCAATATATCTCTTAAGAGCAATTAATAAACGACGAACATTAATACGATCTAAAGCTGAAGCTTTTTGTTGTAATGTTTTCTGACCAAATGCTGTTACACCTATGTTAGGGAAAGTAGCGATTGGGTTAACACTAGCAGCATATAAATTATCACGATTTGTTGGAGATAATTTCTTTTCAGCTTGAATAACACCACCTAATCCACCACGATTTAAACCTGCAGGAGCAAACCATTCAGCACTTACGTTATCGTTGAATGCATAAACACCAGCCATAATTGTTGAAGCAGGTACCCAAACTAACTTACCAGTTTCTTGAGATACTACTTGAACCCAAGGCCAATAAGCACCAGCGTAGTTAGTGTCTACAGAATTAGCTGCACCAATTGGAGTATTAAATGGAACATTGTAAGATACTAAGTCAGTGATATAAAAGAAATCACCTCTTTCTTCAGCGTTTGAAATAAAATTAGCTACAGTACTTGTATGTGTATTTTGAATCAAACCTGGAGTGATTAATAACTCATAATCATATTCATCTTTGTTAGATAAAATATTACTAGCTGTAATATATTGGCTAGCATATAAACCTTGAGTCACAGCTCCGATATTACCAAATAAAGTAGGTCCAATAAATGGAATATCATTACCAGCACCACCAGCAAATGAACCACCAAATGATCCACTACCATTAACTGGTAATGAAGCTGAGTAGCTAGTACCAGCTGAATCAGTTCCTACTCCACCTGCATTGTTAAAGTAGTTTGGAGTTGGTTTGTTTACAGATTTAACTCTTACATAGCGGCTATTGTTTGGATAGTCACCAGCAGTAAGAATATAATATCCACCCATATCAGCATCATACTGAACTGTTTGAGATTGGTTACCAAGTACTTGCTCAATATAGTTGATTGAGTTAGGATCTAAAGATACATTTGTATATGTTTCTAAAATAGTAGGTGTTAATGGATTATCATCACCACGACGAATTAATAAAGTAAATGTACCACTTCCTGAGTTTACATTTCTAATTTCCCATTTTACGTTTTCTGTAGAACCACTAGATAAGCTATTATTGCTTAAGATAGAACTTGTGTTACTTGTCATAACACCAACGTTCAATGTTTCTAGAGTAAATGAAGATGTATTGTTTGATACTGTACTTCCACTTGTCCAAACACTAGCAGATGCTGGTGTGTGTGAACCACTTACTACTCTTGTTATTAAGATAGATTCACCCCCTTGTTGGAAGTAGTTATAAGCAGCTATTGAAGTTAAGAACTCGTAGCTAGACCCACCACTAACAAATGAACCACCAAAGCGGTTAACATAGTCACTATATGAAGTAACTACAGTTGGGATATTAGGTTTTCCTTTAACAGTTGGACCAACTAACGCTAAACCAACGGTTGGAGGTAACTGTGTTATTTGTGATAAATCATTCTCACGTGTTAGAACACCCGGAGAAATTAATGTTTCTTGCGCCATGTTTTAAATAGATTTTGTCTATTGATAAATATATAGAGTAATATATAAAACGAAGAAGCCCCGACATTGCTGTCGAGGCTCTTCTATATTAACTCCTAACACCTAACAATACATATTATTAATTTATTTCTCCTGTATCTAGATTAATAGATCCTTGACCATACTTATCTTGGAGTTGTTGAGCTAAATTACCTTCTCTAACATATAAATCTTTGCGTAATTCTAATAGGCGAGATTTTTCAATCTCTAATTCACCTAAAGACATAGCTAGTTCAGTATATTCAGCTTTAATATTTTTAACTGATTGTAATTCTTCATCAGTTAATTTTTTAATGTCACTCATTATTCAGGTTTTACAAGTTTAAAGAAAGTAACATAAACGCCTTCTGATTCTACGCTATCAAATTCAGCGAGTTTGAATTCTTTATATTCTACTTCTTTTTCTTCTTGTAAAAGAGCATTAAATTCGTTTTGGAATTCAACAAACTTAGGATTGATATCTCTGCCAGTCACTTCACCTTCTTCGTTAGTAACGATATTGATATACATTGGAATAGAAATACCACCTTTTTCATCTTCAGTTCCGTACTTTTTGATTAACTCTTCTTTAAGTTTTTCAACAGCGGTTTTTTCTTCAGATACTTTTTTGCCTAATTCAGTCAACCAATACTTAGTTGATAATTTGATTTTTTCAGATAGTAAACCTTTAGAAAGTACTTCACCAGTCTGATTATTCACAACACCATTAAGTTCAGCTTCTAGAGCATAAAACTCATGTAACTTCAATGTAACTTTTTCCATATATTATTTTGATTTTTTAACTTGTTTTTTTACAGGTTTTTTATCCGCAGATTTTTTAGCGGCTACTTTTTTTGCTACTTCAGCCATAACAGTTGGAGCTGGAGTTGATTCAGGAGCTAAGTCTTCAACATGAGCTACTGGTGTTTCTTTTTTCTTGTTGTTAATAACAAATGCTACTGCTACAGCAGCAATTAATAAGATAATAATTAAAGCCATTTTATTTAATTTTTGTTTTATATATATAAATATATAGTAGGTTTGGAAAGTAACCAAATTTACTTATAGATTCATAAAAAATGATTTTACTTCATTTTTAGCTTGATTATAAATTTCTTCTGTAATTTCAGCCCATCCACTAGTGTTGGGTCCTATTCCTTGGTTTTCAACTCTACTAATAGCATTAGTATATAAAGAGTCAAATCCTCTTTCATCTTTTGTGTACACCATAGATTTACCATCTATTGTTGTGTGAGATGTAACTGTTGTTATTAACTTTTCGCTTTCATCAAAGCAAATAAATGTGTCAAAATTTTTAAAGTATCTTTTCATATGTTTATTTTTAATAGTTAAATGCTTGGCATTCTAATGATTCTCCACTTTGAGGATAAAATACTGTATCAACTTGAGTAGAGGTTGGTCCATCTCCAATAAATAAATATCCTCTTGAATAGCTGTAAACTCTTTTGTATGTGTAAGTATTGGGATCTCCCCATCCAAACCAAATCCAAGAAACACCTATTTGATCATTCTCTCTAATTGTAGTTCCAGAATCAGTTGCTACGTTAGTTCCGCTTGTATTATAGAAATACCAAAAGTCACTTAAATAGTTAACTCCATAATTGTTATTAGCATAGAACCTCATGTTAGTATCTGCTGTAGGTTCATTTTCATACACATAGATAATAGGATAGGCAGCTGAATGATTATAACTATACCAATGACTCCAGGCATATCCTGATTGTCCATTAGCTGTGGGTCTTTTACCACTAGCCTCATTAATAGCTACATATAGACCATTCCTAGCGGCGTATATGCTTATACCCGCACTTGCTGATCTACCAAGTTCTGTATTGATTTGTGATGCGGCTATTTGTCCACTACTTGGTAAGGCCATCTAACTTAGATTTTAATTCTTCAATTTGTGATTGTTGTTCTTTAATTGCTTCAATTAACAATGGAACTAATTTATCATAGTTCACTGTTAAGTAATTTTCGCCACTCTTAGATCCAACTGATTGGTTGTTTTCATCAAACTCAGTATCAAAAGGAGCTAATGTAACTACTTCAGGAAGAACACTTTGTACTTCTTGAGCTGAAAGACCAACTTGAGTTTTTTCTTCTTTATATCCAAATGATTTTGCTAAATCATTATTTGTATAATAGAAACCATTTAATTGCTTTATTTTATCTAAAGCATTTTCAATGTTACCTGTTTTAGTCTTTAATCTTTCATCTGAGTAATAGGCTACTACATCACCTTGAGCGTAAATCCAGTTATATGAATAAACATAATCATAGTTAGTTCTATTCATTCTAGATGTACTATTAGGATCTACATAATATCCTGTATCATTATTATCATAGAATATTGGTGAACGAGCTGAACCTGCAAATTGTGTATATCCAAAATCAAATGAGGTAAATGATCCATTCCAATACCAAATCCATCCTCTACTATTATCATGCACACCAACATTATCACCTGTTGTACTCATGAATACGTGGCGCGAGCCAATACCCCAGCCATGCCATCCATTTCTACCACTACCAACTGTTGTTACAGTTCCATATGAGTTGCCTTCACCTTCAGGACTTCTAAATCCTCTGCTATATGAACTCCAATACATGCCTGTACTTCCATTTAAGTAGTACCAATCATTAACATAAAGAGTATTTAAATTAGTTGTACTAGCTGGGTTTAGATAATAGCCTGTGTTATCTTGATCATAATATATAGTAGCATATAAAGCTCCACCTCCATTAGCATTAACTCCATAAACAGCTGGGTATTGCCAGCTATTAAATGAGCCGGCGTCTCCATTTCTGGTTCTGAATGCTAATCCATATCCATTGCCTCCATAAGGGGCATTAAGCCACAAATCATAACCACCACCTGTGCTAAATCTTGCTATTGGTCCTGTGTATGGAGCGTTGACAGAATAAGTAAATCCTGTGGAGTTACTATCCATTGTATTAGCATCAAGTGTAAAACTTTGATAATACATTATGTTAGATGGTTTACTAGATACATTACCCCAAGCTACAGAGTTAGCTGAACTAGCAGTGCCTGCTGAGGTAGCATAGTTAACAGATTGAGAACCTATGTTACCTGAGTGGATCATTTCTACCCAACCATTTAAATTAGGCCATGCGTTTCTCCAAAAATATCTATTTACTGCTTCACCAGCACAAGCCATTTGGAATCCATATGCTTGAGAGTTATTTACATGGTTATAATGAAAACCTTGTAAACCTACATAGTGAGAAGAACCACCAGGAGCATTAGCAGGTGATGACCAAGAATCTATAAAGCCAGAGCCCCAGTTAGAAAACATAACGTTAAAATCTGTATTTCCATTACCCATTGTACCATTACGATAAAGAGCAGAACCAGCATATCTAGCGGCGTATGGAGAGTTAGCAGACATTGGATTCATACCATTGTAAGCCATAGTAAATTCACTTAACTTATTTAAGTTAGATGTACCGTTAGGATCTACATAATATCCTGTATCTTGCTTATCATAAAATATGTTAGCTCTAATATCACTTGTATTAATCTGACTTCCATCATTAACTGTTAATTGAGCGTTAAAATAGAAGTTTGATCTATCTGTATAAATGTGAGCGTGTCCGCTGTTAGCTGGACCAAACCAGATGTAACCACTGTCTGTATAGAATCTTACACCCCATGTACTATCTCCAGTAAATCTACCACTGTTAGTTGAAGTACCAAATTGAACTACATTCATTACAGAAGTACTAGCAGGGTCTGTATAATATCCTGTATTGTTTGAATCATAGAAAATAGGAGAACGCATTGAAGCATTTGCTTGCCATATACCATTATTTAAAATCCATCCTGATGTATATGCTGCTCCAAAATTAGTACCTCCTACTCCTTCTCTAAATACCCATCCTCTACCTGGGCTATCCATTGTT